TAACACTATGGTGGGCTGAAGCCAGCGATAACCACTCTTCTAGCTTATATAGCCTCTGCACTTACTGACAATACCAAGTGGAGCGTGTTCTCGTTCCCACCTGCTACGCCTATTGCTAACAGCGTTATTGTCAGCCCTGCTGATCCATACATCACGCCTACCAATAATGATAAAACCAGCATTTCACCTTTAGCCAATTTTACTATCACTATCCTTGTGCCATTACTGGACAACCAAGGCAACCTCGCAGGCATCGAGGATGACATCATTAGAGTCTTTCAGCTCTTGGATGCTTCAACTATTGCCTTCAATGTCGGCAGCGTAAGCAGCCCTAAAGTTCTCAATCTACCAACAGGCGATTTGCTCTCGGTAGATTTGAGCCTTTCAACACTAACGGAATGGAGCTAATCGAATGGACGATTGGACAAAGGAACAAGCCGACTTCCTAAAGAAAATCGGTCAGCTTCCACCAGCAGCAGAACCAAAGCCAGCAACTACTAAGAAAGACGAGGAATAATCCAAATGGCTGTATTTCTAAACAACAATGTAGGCGTGAAGATTAACTCTGTCGATCTATCTGCTTACGTCACGTCAGTAACCCTCAACCGCAGCTTCGATGAACTCGAAGTAACTGCAATGGGCGATTCAGGACACAAGTTCGTCAAGGGACTAGAAGCATCTTCTATCACTATTGACTTCCTCAACGACACAGCAACAGGAACAGTTCTTCCTACTTTGCAGGCAGCATGGGGAACAAACGTAACAGTAGTCTTGCTACAGACAAAGGGAACTGCTGTATCAGCAACCAACCCTCTGTACACCGCTACCTGCCTTATCAACAACACCACAGACATCAACGGCGCAGTCTCCGACATCGGAAGCCAAAGCCTTACATTTAACGTCTCTGGTACAGTAGCAGTAGCCACAACAGGCACATTCTAAGAAGGAGATAAGGGCTATGGCAAAACTCAAAGTAACAAGGGCTGACGGACAAGTGCAGGAGTTCGAGATAACTCCAGTCTTGGAGTACAGCTTTGAGAACTATGCCAAAAAGGGCTTTCACAAAGCCCTGATTGAAGATCAGAAGCAGTCAGACGTTTATTGGCTGTGCTGGGAAGCAATTAGACGTTCGGGTGAAACAGTCAAGCCTTTTGGCGAGGACTTCCTTTTGACGCTATCAAGCGTTGAAGTTCTTGAGTCCGACCCAAAAGTTTAGATCGGAACTCTCTCACCTATCTCGCAGCTCGATTGAGTTATGAGTATGGAGTTCCGTTCAACTCCATCGTGGAACTTCCTACGATGGCTTTCAAGGCTCATGTACAGGTATTAAAGGACATAGCAAAGGAGCAAAGCGATGCCAACAAAAATCCAAGGCGTAATCGCTTATCGTAAAGCCCTTCGCCAGTTTGAGCCTGACCTAGCCAAAGAGACAACCAAAGAGATAACTGCCTTCCTTAAGCCAGTAGTTAAGGATGCGCGCGGCTATTTACCATCAAACGCAGAAGCTCCAAGCGGATGGTTGAAGCGCCCTAATGCTAAAGGTCGCTGGGCTAATCGTTATTACGATGCTGCCATTGCTCGCCGCAGTATCAGCTACAAGACAAGCCCTAGCAAAGCCAATCGTTCAGGCTTTCGCGCTTTGGCATCTATATTTAATAAAGGCGCTGCTGGCGCTATCTACGAGACTGCTGGACGTAAGTCTGGAGTAACTGGCAAGTTCACACCTAAACTTGGTGGACAACTTAAAGGCGATAAGCCAAAGATGACAGGTCGCGCAATCTTCAGAGCCTTCGAGGAAGATCAAGGCAAAGCCACAGCAGGAGTAATCAAGGCTATCGAGCGTTCAGCCGCTATTTTCAATGCGAAGGTGAAGAAGTAATGGCAGACTTAAGAGTAGATATAGCAGCGGAATTCGTTGGCAAGAAGGCGTTTAAGGATGCCGACAATGCCGCCATGCGCCTTGATAAGACAGTTAAGCAACTTGGCAAGACTCTAGGAATTACCCTTGGCGCATCCGCTATGGCAGCCTATGGCAAGGCAGCAGTTAAAGCCTTTGCAGAGGATGAAGCAGCAGCTCGCAGACTATCCAGCGCAGTTGATAACCTTGGGTTGTCTTTCTCTAAGGTACAGGTCGCTGACTTTATCTCTGGGCTTGAGCAAAGCGCGGCAATATCGGATGACATTCTTCGTCCATCGTTTCAATCTTTGCTCAACATAACTGGATCACTCACCAAGTCTCAAGAGCTTCTTAACAATGCCATCCAGATAAGCCGCGCTTCAGGCGTGGATTTAGCCACAGTTACCGCAGATTTAGGTAAGGGCTATGTGGGAGTCACTCGCGGACTTATCAAGTACAACACAGGACTTACCCGCGCAGAACTACAGACCAAGAGCTTTAACGAGATTCTAGGCATCATGCTGGCTAAGTCTGCTGGCGCAGCGCAGGACTACCTAACCACTACTTCTTACAAGATGGACGTGCTGCGCGTTGCATCTGCAAATGCTCAAGAGACAATCGGTAAGGGTCTAGTTGATGCTTTCGCAGTCCTTGGCGGTGGCTCACAAGCCAGCGATGCACAGAAGACTATCGAGAATATTGCCAAGGGCATTAACGCCATCACTATGGCTACAGCCAAGTCAATCAACGCCTTACGCCAGTTGTACAAAGGTCTGGACTTTATTACTTCCTTTGGTGGTCTAACTGGCGGTGATGGCTTGCTGGCTAGAACCTTTGACCGCACTCCAACAGTATCTCGCGGACGTTCAGCCTCACCAGCAGGTACAGCCATGCGCACACGCCAACAGCGCGAAGCAGAGGCAGCAGCCGCTAAGCGAGCCAAAGAAGTTGCAGCCTTAACTAAGAAGCAAGTCGCATCTACAAAGGCTCTGACAGCCGAACAGAAAAAGCAGAACAGCCTTAAGAAGTCTGCCACAGTCTTTGACCTAGAGCAGATTCAACTGGTCGCAGCTCTCAAAGGCAGATTATCCAAGGAAGAAGAATTGCGCGTACAGGCTCAACTGGCAATTCTCAGCGGCAACGAGAAGGTTGCCCGCGATCTAACTAATCAGATTCTTATGGCTCAAGATGCTTCTGGCAACCTAGCCAAGTTCCTCACCTCTTTGCCTGATGCTCGTAACCCATTCGAGTACCTCGATGCTTACCTGTCTTATCTTGCTGGCAAGGCAGCAGCCATTGTCAGTAATGCGCCAGTCCCAACTTCACCACAGGGCAACACTTCTGTGCCAGTTCCACCACCTACAAACGTGCCAACCTTCCCATCAGATAACATGATTACCTACAACACACGCACAGGACTTAACTACAATCCTAACGCTAACAATGTAGTAGTCGAGTTAAAGGTGACAGGCGATGGAGACCTAACCAACGCTATTGCAAAGAACCTGCAGAACCAGTCTCTATCTACTGGAGATTCTGCCTATATCAACCGCAGAACTGGTGGCTTTGCGGGATGACATTACCTGCACAGATAGCCGTTACCTTTGACTTTAGCTCTGGTGCTACCTTTGGTACTGGCTTTGTTATTGGATCACCAGATAACGGCGTTATCGGTGTTAATTCATTCGGCTCATCTGATGTAATCATTCCTACAGTTGATTTAACTCCCAACGTATACAGCATCTCAATCAGGCGTGGTCGCAATATCCTGAAAGACACTTACGATGCTGGCACAGCCATTGTTCGTGTACTCGATCCTTTAGGGTACTTCAACCCACAAAACCCAGCCTCACCTTACTTTGGCTATCTTGTACCTCTACGCAAGGTGCGTATCTCTGCCACCACAGCCACAGCAGACCACTTTTTGTTCAGCGGGTATGTGAATGACTACCGTTACACCTTCCCTGTAGGGCAGGAGACCGCCTATGTGGACATTCTCTGTACCGATGGCTTCCGTCTCTTGCAGATGTCTAATATCGCCACAGTAGCCGACACAGCAGCAGGTCAGACCACAGGCACACGCATTAACAAGATTCTGGATGATGTCCAGTTCCCTAACTCCATGCGACAGATTTCAACAGGAGATGCCACCTGTATTGCAGACACAGGCACAGTCCGCACAACTCTAGATGCGATTAAAAACGCAGAGTTCTCTGAAGGCTCGGAGCGTTCTACATGAGCCCTGATGGATCAGCAGTCTATAAGTCACGCAGCGAAGTTACATCTAGCCTTGGCGATACTGCTATCGCCTTTAACCAGACCACAGGTATCCCATACAGGAACGTCAAGTATGCCTTCGATGACAAGCTCATCATCAACGATGTCAGATTTACCCGCACAGGCGGCACAGTACAAAACGTCTTTAGCCAGACCTCGATTGACAAGTACTTCCCACATGGCTTGAACCAAGAGAACCTTATTGCCGAGACAGATGCGCAGGTACTAGGCGCAGCCCAGAACTATGTCAATACTCGCAAGGAGACCACGATCCGTATTGACGAGATGCTGGTGGACTTACTAGACCCAGCAGTACCAACGGACACCCTTATTGGGCTTGATTACTTTGACAATCTAGACATCACAAACGTCACAGAGTCAGGCTCGACAATCACCAAGACATTACAGGCGCAGGGCTTCGCTTGGGATATAACAGCGAACAAGATGCAAGTAGCAATCACCACGCTTGAGCCAATAGTGGATGGTTTCATTATTGGTAGCACTATCTTTGGTATAATCGGCACATCAACTTTGAGTTATTAGGAGCAACATGGCAACCTTTCCAGTCACAACAGGAGACGTATTAACTGCGGCTACCTATAACAGCCTTCCAACCTTCACAGTCGGCACAGCCAACACAGCCGACTACACAGCAGTCCTAGCGGATCAGTACCAAGTCCTAGAGATTATGAACAAGGCAACAGCCATAGCCTTTAAGATTCCTACCAATGCCAGCGTAGCCTTCCCAGTCGG